ACAGGTTGACCTCGTGAGACTGTGAGACTAATCTATCCCTAATCTGGTCGTATCATGGCCAAACGCCGAACACCCAAGCCCCGCCCTCAAAAGCGGGGTTTTTTATTGCCCGAAAACTCCGCGAGGCGGCTCATGAAATTCTGCATCCTGATTGCGTCGCTTGTCATGTCTGGTTGCGCCGGTCTCCCGGTATGTCCGGAAATCAAGCTGGCAATGTGTCCTGCGGAGGCGCGCTGACATGGGCAACTCCGTCAAACACCAGGACGCCATCAACGCGGCGGCCAATGCCCAGTACCTGACGCCTGGGCTGAACATCTCTCCATCCTATGCCCTGACCGGCGGCCTCGTTGTCGGCATTCTGGCGGCTTGTGTCGGCATGGCGCTGACGCCTCCCAAGTCGCGATCCGAACTGATCGGGATGCTGGCAGCGTCATTCGGCTCGTCGCTGTTTGTCGGTCCGCTGGTGATCGAGTGGTACGACCTGACCCATCTGGGATTCCAGGCGCAGCTCGGGGTGTGCTTCATGGTTGCGGCTCCGGCATGGCTGGGCTGGTGCGTGGTGTCCCGTCAGTTTGAGCGGTGGCGCCGGGCAAAAAACCCGATAGACACGATCAACAGCGACCTGCGCGGGCGGAAGAAATGACGCGCGGAGTCAAGTCCACCTACAAGCCGGAGTATGCGGAGCAGGCGCGCAAGCTGTGCCTGCTTGGTGCAACGGACAAGGATTTGGCGGACTTTTTTGGCTGCAATGAGGCCACGATCAACAACTGGAAGACCCGGCATCCCGATTTCTTAGAGTCCATAAAAAAGGGCAAGGACATAGCCGACGGCGAGGTGGCTGACCGGCTCTATCGGCGAGCCATGGGTTACAGCCATGATGATGAAGACATCCGCACCATCTCAATCGGAGATGGCATGAGCGAGATCGTCAAGACGCCGACCGTCAAGCATTACCCGCCGGACACCGTCGCCGCCATCTTCTGGCTGAAGAACAGGCAGAAGGGCAAGTGGCGCGACAAGCAGGAAGTCGAGCAGTCCGGGGCGGTGACGTACAAGGTCGTGACCGGCATCCCTGACAACGATGGCGACACAGACGATTGACCTTGGCTACCGCCCCCGTGAGTGGCAGAAGGTAGTCCACAAGACCCGCAAGCGGTTCACGGTCTGCGCTCTGCACCGGCGCGCCGGAAAGACCGAACTGGCGGTCATGGAGCTGATCAACTCAGCCCTGAAGTTCCGCAAGGATTTGGGCCTGTTTGCCTATATCGCCCCATACCTGCGGCAAGCCAAGGCCATCGCCTGGCAGCGGCTCAAGCACTACGCCTGCAAGATACCCGGTGTCGAGGTCAACGAAACAGAGCTGTGGATCCGCCTGCCCGGCAACGGCGTGGTGATCCGCATCTTCGGCGGCGACAACGCCGACTCTCTGCGCGGCTTGCGGCTCGACGGCGTGGTCATCGATGAGGTGGCCCAGATCAAGCCGGAACTGTGGGAGGAGGTGGTGCAACCCGCCCTGTCCGACCGCAAGGGATGGGCGCTGTTCATCGGGACTCCCAAGGGTCTGAACCTGTTCAGCCGCCTGTACTTCGACGCCCAGTCCAAACCGGAATGGCAGCACGCCCGATACACCGTTTACGACACGCAGGCGATTGACGCTGCGGAAGTGGTCAGGCTGCGGGCAGACATGAGCGAGAACGCCTTTGCCCGTGAGTACCTGTGCGACTTCACAGCCTCCGGCGACAACCAGCTGATCAGCATCGCCGAGGTTGAAGATGCCTCGCGCCGGGCTTACGCGGAGCGGGACTACCTCTATGCGCCGCTGGTGATCGGCGTGGATGTGGCCCGATTCGGCGACGACAGCAGCGTGATCCAGGTCAGGCAGGGGCTGGCGGCGCACATCCCCACGGTCTACCACGGCGTGGACAATATGACGCTGGCCGGGCATGTGGCCGGAGCCATTGACAAGTACAAGCCTGACGCCGTGTTCATCGACGCCGGGCACGGACAGGGCGTGATTGACCGCCTGCGCTCGCTGGGACATCCGGTCATCGAGGTGCATTTCGGCGGCAAGCCCAACGCCGACCGCTTCCTGAACAAGCGTGCCGAGATGTGGGAATCGGTCGCCGAGTGGCTGCGTGCCGGCGGATGGATACCGGACGTGCCGCGACTCAAGCAGGACCTGGCGACCCCGACCTACAGTTACAACGCCGCCGGGAAGATACAGCTGGAGAGCAAGGACGCCATCCGCGAGCGCGGCCTGCCTTCTCCCGACCTGGGAGACGCGCTGGCCCTGACCTTCGCCTTCCCGGTGCAGAAAAAGCAGCACAACCCGTTTAACCAGCGTCCCGGCCGGATGGTCGCGACCGACTACGATCCATACAGGTAGCCATCATGTGCAGTGTCAAGATGCCGAAGATGCCGGCGCCGCCTCCCGTGGCGCAGGCCGAAGACCCGGCCGTGGCCAAGGCCCGCGACGACGAGCGCCGCCGTCTCGCGATGATGAACGGGCGCGCCTCCACCGTCATGGGCAGCCTGGCAAAACCCGCCGCTGGCGCCGCTCCGTTCAAGACCACGCTGGGCGGATGACCCCATGAAGAACACGACCGATATCCGCAAGCACATCCTGAAGCGGATGACGGTGCTCGAAACCGACTTCAAAAACTTCAAGCCGCACCTGCAGGACTTGAATAAGTACATCATGCCGCGCCAGGCGCGCTTCATGCCGTCAGACCAAGGACAGGACAAGCGCAACCGAGACATCATCGTCAACACCGCCACCATGGCCGCAAACACGCTGTCGTCCGGGATGATGACCGGCGTCACCAGCCCGGCCCGCCCGTGGTTCAACCTGACCACCGACGACCAGCAACTGGCGGAAAACCCAGCCGTGAAGACATGGCTGTACGAGGTCGTGCAGCGGATGCGTGAGGTGTTCATCCGTTCTAACCTCTACAACGCCCTGCCGCAGCTGTACATGGATCTGGGTGTCTACGGCACCGGGGCGATATTCGAGGACGAGGATGACGAGGACGGTGTGCGCTTCTACGTGCTTCCGGTCGGGTCCTATGTCTGCGCTGTGTCGGCCCGTGGCACGGTTGACACCATGTACCGCCGCCTGCGGCTGTCCGTGCGCAACCTGGTCGAGATGTTTGGCGAGGAGGCTGTCAGCGAGTCGGTGCGAGGCATGTATCGCGGCGGCCGCCATGACCAGCTGATCGATGTCATCCACGCGGTGGAGCCAAATCTTTGGCGCGACCACGGCAAGATCGATGCGCCCAACATGGAATACGCCTCGGTATGGATGGAGGCAAACTGTCCGGATGACAAACTGCTTCGGTTCAGCGGATACGCCGAGTTTCCGGTGATGGTTCCCCGGTGGTCTGTTCTGGATGGCGAGGTCTGGGGCTATGGTCCCGGAATGGTGGCGCTCCCGGATATCAAGGCGCTTCAGCTGGAGAGCAAGCAGAAGCTGAAGATGATCGCCAAGATCGCCGACCCGCCCATGGTTGGCCCGTCATCGCTGATGAACCAGCGCGCCAGCCTGCTGCCTGGCGACATCACCTATGTGGACGCTTCCGGCGGGATGCAGGGATTCCAGCCCGCTCAGACCGTGGATCCCGGAGCGCTCAACTGGCTGATTCAGGACATTCAGGAGTGCGAGCAGCGAATCCGCAGGGCATTCTTCGAGGACTTGTTCCTGATGTTGGCGCAGACCGACCGCCGCCAGATCACCGCCAGGGAGATCGAGGAGCGGCACGAGGAAAAGCTGCTGGTGCTGGGATCGGTGGTGGAGCGACTGAACGAGGAGTTGCTTGATCCGCTGATCGACCGCACCTTCGGCATCATGTCGCGCCGCGGATTCCTGCCTGATCCACCGGAGGAACTGCAGGGCTCACCGCTCAAGGTTGAGTACATCGGCATCATGTCACAGGCCCAGAAGATGGTGGGCATCAGTGGCATCGAGCGCCTCACCGGATTTGTCGGCCAGGTGGCTCAAGCCAGCCCGGCCGTGCTTGACCGCATCAACTTCGACGAGGCCATCGAGGAATACAGCCGGATGCTGGGCGTTCCTCCGTCCGTCGTTCTTTCCGATGAGCAGGTGAAATCTATCCGTTCCGACCGCGAACAGCAGGCTCAGGCGGCCCAAGCCATGCAGATGGCGCAGCAGGGCGCTGCCATAGCCAAGGATGCCAGTCAGGCCAAGACCGGCGGAGAGGACCAGAACATGCTGACTGACGTCATGCGGATGATGGGGGCCGGATGATCGACCACGAGAAGGCCCGGCGCGAGGCGCGTCTGGCTGAAATGAACGACCTGGCCGCCGTCCTGAAGACCGAGGAGGGCATCCGCGTCCTGCGCCGCCTGATGGCCCGCTGCGGGATTCTCCAGCCGTCACTGAGCGCGGACACGCTGGCCATGGCCCGCAGCGAAGGCATCCGCTATGTCGGCCTGTCGCTGCTGCAAGACATTCGCGAGGCAAGCCCTGCCTCCTTCCCCCTTCTGTTCACGCGGCAGGACGACCCGAAACCCGCTGTCACCGAGTAAGCCCATGACAATTGATACCACTCCGGGAGCTGATGCCCCCGGCGGAACACCCGCGCCTGAAGTACCGCAGGCGCCAGCAACGCAAGACCCGGCAAAGCCCGCCGAATCCCCCCAGCCGCCCAAGGAAACACCGGCCGCGCCGGTTGGCGCTCCCGAGCAATACGCCCCGGTGACCGCGCCGGAAGGGCTGGAGGTGGACGCATCCGCCGTGGATTCCTTCCTGCCAACGGCCAAGGCGCTGAACCTGACCCAGGAGCAACTGCAGGGGCTGGTGGAATACCAAGCAAGGCAGGCCGCCGAAGCCCAGCAGGCGCTGGTAAACGACTGGGAGTCGTCGCTCAAGTCCGACAAGGAGTTTGGCGGCGCTAACTACGAGAGCAACAAGCTGGCCGCCCTCAAGGCGGTTGGCGCGTTCGGCAGCCCGGAGCTGGTGGAGTTCTTCAACGTCACCGGCCTCGGAAGTCATCCGGAAATCGTCAAGGCATTCGCCAAGATCGGCAAGACCATCAGCGAAGACCGATTCCACCCGGAAACCAAGACCGGCAGCCAGAAGACGCTGGCTGAACGGATGTACCCCCAAACCAAGTAATCCGGAGATTACATCATGGCCACTATTGGCGCTTCCTACCCGACGCTGCTGGACGTTTCCAAGAACTTCGGCGCGGACGGCAACCCCCTGCCGCTGGCTGAATTGCTCAGCCAGCAGAACCCCATCCTCGACGACATCCCGTGGATCGAGGCCAACTCCACCACCGGCCACCGCATTTCCGTGCGCTCCGGCTACCCGGACGCCGCGCTGCGCAAGCTGAACGCCGGCGTCAGCCCGTCAAAGAACAATTACTCCGACGTCACCGAAAGCATGGGCCTGGTCGCGTCTCTGGGTATCGTCGACAAGAAGCTGGCAGAAATGTCCGCCAATGTCGCCGAGTTCCGGATGCGCGAGAATATCGGCCACATCGAGGCGATGAACCAGAAGTTCACGGACCTGCTGATCTACGGCGATACCGACACCACGCCGGAAGGCTTCCTCGGTCTGGCTCCGCGCTTCGACGACATCACCGGCCCCAACAACGCCTCCCAGATCATCGACGCCGGCGGCAATGACACCGACCTGTGCAGCATCTGGCTGGTGGGCTGGGGCGCTGACTCGGTGCACGGCATCTACCCGAAGGGCTCGCAAGCCGGTCTCATCCACAAGGACATGGGCGAGGAGCTGGTGTCCGACGGCAACGGCGGCCAGTACCCGGCACTGCGTGACTGGTTCGAGTGGACCGGTGGTATCGCGGTCAAGGACTGGCGGCAGATCGTTCGCATCGCGAACATCGATGTCAGTGCCCTGACTAAGAACGCCGCGTCCGGAGCCGACCTGATCGACCTGATGGTCCAGGCCACGGAGCAGATGAACAACCGCGAGGCCGTGCGTCCGGTGTTCTATGTGCCGCGCGTTCTGCGCAGCTTCCTGCGCCGCCAGATCGTCAACAAGTCCAACGTGTGGCTGTCCACCGGCGAAGTGGCCGGCCGCAGCGTCACGATGTTCGATGACATCCCCGTCCGCCGCGTCGACAAGATGCTGCTGACTGAATCCCGCATCGTCTAACCGGAGCAATCGCCATGATTCTCGATGCCCAAAATGAGTTTTCCGACAGCCAGGCCGTGACGTCCACGGCCATTTCCACCAACGTCATCGACATGGACGCGGCGTCAATCCCCAAGAACATCGGCGGATCCGAGCCGCTGTACCTGGTGATCCAGACCGCCGTGACCTGTACCGATACCAGCAGCGATGCAACCGTGGCGTTCACGCTGGAATCGGACAGCGCCGCCGCACTCAACTCCTCGCCGACGGTGCACTTCAGCACCGGCGCGCTGGCGTTCGCCGCCTATGCCACGGCAGGCACCCGGGTGGCTGTGACGCCGCTGCCGTTCGGTGACTACAAGCGCTATCTCGGCGTGCGCTACACCGTCGCCTCCGGGCCGCTGACCGCCGGGGCTTTCGATGCGTTCCTGACCCGCGATCCGCAGTTCTGGAATGCGCAGAACGCCAACAACCCGCAGGCCCGTTGATAGCGAGGTGATGACATGGGCAAGCCCATGAAGACGCCGCGCAAGGTGCTGGGGGGCGATGCCCCCCTGTACCGGGTGACGGCAAAGAGCTACATCAATGGCGTGATCTGCGGCCCAGGAACTGACGTGGAGACCATTCGCTATGAGGGCGTTCCCGGCAAGGCGCTGGAGCCGCTGAACGACGCGGCCAAGGCGGCCAAGGATGCCGCCGCCAAGCGCAAGCAGGCTGCAGCGAAGGGGGTGGAGTAATGGCATCCGTCACGGATATCTACAACCAGGCGCTGGCGAACCTTGGCGTCACCCGGTACGTCAGCGACACGACGGACCAGACGCTGGAGGCCGAGGTTTGCACTCAATGGTATGAACAGGTCCGTGACGAATTGCTGCGCTCCGCCGACTGGCCGTTTGCCCGCCGACGGGTGGCGCTGGCGCTGGTGGCCGACGGGCCGGACCACTGGGAATACCAGTACCGTTACCCGTCTGACTGCCTGTTCCTGCGCGCGCTGGTGGTGGACGGCGTACGCAATCCGCGCACGGACCAGCGCGCCGAGTTCGAGGTCGCGTCCGATGCGACCGCCCGCGTGATCTGGACGGACATGGAGTCCGCCAGCGCGGTCTACACCAAGCGCATCACGGACACGACGGTCTTCGACCCGCTGTTCGTTTCCGCGCTGGCGTGGGGGCTGTCCGCCCGCATCGCCATGCCGCTTTCAGTGGATGCTAGGCTTTCGCAGATGGCGTCCCAGCAGTATTCCCTGGCGGTGCAGCGCGCGCTGGCCGCCGCCTTCAACGAGGGCTATCAGGCGCAGCCTGACCCATCCATCCTTTCCATCCGCTTCGGGTGAGCCATGCCCAATAACCTGCTTCAGGCCAGCTTCACCGCCGGGGAGCTGGCTCCGGTCCTGCATGGTCGCGTCGATCTCCAGAAGTACCAGACCGGCGCGGCGCTGCTGAAGAACTGGATCCCCATGCAGTATGGCGGCATCACCAACCGCCCTGGGTTGGAGCACGTCATTTTCGCAAAGAGCAGAGCCAGCAAATCGCGCCTGATACCTTTTCAGGCCGAAAATGGCGATGCCTTTGTCATTGAGTTGGCCAACCAAAAAATCAGATTTATCCGGAACGGCGGCATCATCACGACATCGATCGGATCCATTGACGCCGTAACCAATGGCGACCCGCTGGTTATTTCGACGACCGCAGGACATGGCCTGTCGAGCGGAGACCTTGTTGCTCTATCGGAATGCGAGGGCATGACGGAGTTGAATGGCGGAATCTTCAAGGTATACGTCGATACTCCATTCGACTTCCGCATTGCGCATCCAGTCACCCTGCAGGCGGTAAACGGATCTGAGTTTGGCGTGTATACGTCGGGCGGCCTTGTTCATGAGGTGTACGAGATCGACTCGCCGTGGTCATCGGTCGATCTGGGTGAAATTGATTATGCCCAGTCTATTGACCTCATTGTCCTGGTGCATCCGGATTATCCGCCGCAGTACCTGCGCCGCGTTGCCGACAACAACTGGACGCTGACTGAAATGACCATGGAGAAGGGGCCGTTTCAGGATGTAAACGCGGCGACATCAAGCACGGTCTCAACAGGGGGTGGATTGGCTGCCGGCGTATCGGGAACGATCACATCGACAAGCCTATCCGCTGCCGACGTTGGAAAATTCATCTACATCGAGGCCGTTGACAGGAAGGGCGCATGGCAGTCAGGCGTGAACCTGGCAGCCGGGTACTTCTACATCAGCAACGGCAGTCATTTTTATGTGAACGTCAACAATGCAACGACCGGGACCAGGGGGCCGACTCACGACAAGGGAACGCAGTGGGACGGGATGGAAACATCCCCAGCATCCTCCGTGCAGTGGGAATACCTGCATTCCGGATGGGGTGTTGCCCATATTGATGCCGAGAATGCGTCGCCGAATGTCTTTGATGTTACCGCCGAGACGCGACTGCCTGCCGATTCGGCCACCTGGCGTTGGGCGCTACAGGAGTTTGATGACACGCGCGGATATCCTCGCGCCGTGTGCTTCTACCAACAGCGGCTGTTCTTTGGCGGAAATGCCGCTAACCCTGAGTCCGTATGGGCCAGCCGCACCGGAGACTACAGCGACTTTATCCGCTCCACTGTTGTGACTGATGACGCTCCGCTGAAATTCAGCTCAGCATCCCGCAAGCTCAATCGTGTGCGCTTTCTTGACGGCATCAATAGCCTGATCTGCCTGACATCATCCAGTGAAAACGTGGTTTCCGGGCCAGACGGGGTTATTTCTCCGTCAACACTGAGCATACGACCGCAGTCGTATCTGGGGTGCGCCGGAGTCAAGCCGCTGCTGATCGGGAACAGGATGCTGTTTGTGCAGGATAAGGCGCGGATATTGCGCGACATGGCATTCAGCCTGGAGGCGGATTCTTTTGTTGGCGATGACCTGACACTACTTGCCAATCATCTGTTCTCCGGGAAATCCATTGCCGCAATAGCCTACGCGCAGCACCCCTATTCGCTGGTGTGGGTTGCTCTCGACGACGGATCACTGCTGTCGCTGACGTATTACCGCGAGCAGGATGTCATTGCCTGGGCGCGGCATGAAACGGATGGCGAGGTCGAGGATGTGGTCGTTGTTTCCGAGGATGGCGAGGATGCGGTTTATCTGCTGGTGAACCGCGATGGCTTCGACAACGGCATCTTCGGCACAAACCGGCGGTTCATTGAAAGAATGAGCAGCCGCAGCATTGCCGGCATCGACGAGGCCTTCTTCGTGGATGCCGGTCTGGCGTATGACGGGAATAATACCGGAACGGATTACTGCAGCCTGACAACGGCGGGCGGGTGGACGCCAGACGACACCATCACCATTACCCGCGTAGGGACCGGGACATTTGAAAGCAACCTGGTTGGCGAATCGTTTGTCTTCCGGCTTGGCGACGATGAGGTTGAGATTGTCATCACCGCGGTTGTGGCAAGCGACGAGATGGAAGGCAGCCCAACAAAAGATATTCCGGCGCCAATGCGCGAAATAGGAGCAATCAGCACGGACTGGGCAATTGCCCGCAAGACGTTCCGGCTGGTGCTGCATCTTTCCGGGCGAGAAGTAACCGCGCTGGCGGATGGCAATGTGGTTGGCCCCTATACCATCGACGAAGGCGGGCTGCTGGTGCTGGATAACGCCGCCTCGCGCGTGGTGGTTGGTCTTCCCTATGAATCCGTGATGCAGACCCTGCCGATTAACGTGCTTGGCGGTGAGTCCACCCAGCCCCGTCAGAAGATCGTCAACAAGGTGAATGTGATCTGTGAAGACACGCGCGGCATTGAGGCCGGGCCCGACACGGACCACCTGACCGAGTTCCGCGCCCCTCAGCGCGACCGCTATTCCTCGCCGCTGTCACTCAAGACCGGGATCTGGGATACCGCTATCCGCACAGACTGGAAGCAGCAGGCGCAGGTGGTTATCCGGCAGGGCAATCCGCTGCCGGCCACGATCCTTGCGATCATTCCCGAGGTGACGCTTGGCGGCTGAGATTATCCCGGCCACGGCCGAGCACGCCGCCGAACTGGCTCCGCTGGTGCGTCAGGCAGACCGTGATGAGTTTATGGCGGCCTCCGGGCAGTCGCCGGAGGAGGTGCTGGCGGACGGCCTGGCGCTGTCTACCCATATCTGGACCGGCCTGCTGGACGGGCGCGTGGTCTGCCTGTTTGGGGTTGCCCCCATGCCTGGCGCTGACGGGGTTGGTGTGCCGTGGATGGTGGGATCTGAGCGGCTTGACCGCTGCGCATCCGTCTTCCTCCGCCGGTGCCGGCGCTCCGGAATGATCCGCCAAATGCTGGACGCCTACCCGGTGCTGATGAACGCAGTGGATTGCCGCAACACCAGGGCCATCGCTTGGCTGAAGTGGCTGGGATTCAGTTTTGGCACCCCCATTCCTTACGGCGTTGCCGGTCTTCCGTTCCATGTTTTCGAGATGAGGGGCAGCCATGTGTAATCCGATGTTTTTAATGGCCGGTGCGTCGGCAATCAAGGGGATCGGTGATTACTCGTCCGCCATCCAAGGGGCAGAGGCCATGAACGCCAATGCGGCCGAACTGGACAGGGCGGCCGCTGACACCAATCAGCGCGGGGCCGCTGCCGCCGCGTCTGTCTTGCAGCGAGGGCAGGAGGTCAAGGGCACGCAATCTGTCGCCATGGCCGCCAACGGGCTGGACTTCAGCCAGGGCACCGGGGCGGACGTCCTGGCCAAGACTGCGGCGGACACGCAATTCGATGCCATGACCGTGCAGAACAACGCCATGCGCGAGGCCTACGGCCTGAACGTGCAGGCTATCCAGCAGCGTTACCAGGCCAAGGCCACAAAGAGGCAGGCCGCCATCGGGTTGGCTGGGTCGCTTCTTGGTAGCGGAGCGCAGGCATGGGGCGGATTCAGGGGCGTGAGCAGCCAGAAGCTCTCCGCGCCCAACGCGCGAATGATTGACGGCGGTGTCAGCCAGGCCAACAACTTCAGGGGGTACGCATAAATGCCGGTCGTTCCCATCTCCCAGCGCACCCAGCAGGCGCAAGGCTACCAGCCGGCGGCAATCAAGCCGGTGGCGCTTGACCTGTCGCCTATCGCTGACGGAGCGAAGCAGGCGGCCCAGGTCTGGCAGAAGACCATTGACGATGCCGACAATGCGGCCGCCTATCAGGCAGCAACCAGCGCGCAGTCTACGTTGAACTCCATGCTGTGGGACAAGGACACGGGCCTGTTCAACACTCGGCGAGGCGAGAAGGCAATTGGCGTGGCGGATGAGGGGCTGAAGCAGTTTGACGCTTGGGCGCAGCAGGAGCGGGGGAGACTGAAGAATCCCCGGCAGGTGGAGCTTTTCGACAAGCTGCTGGCCGCGCCGCGAGAGGGCTTTCAGCGCCAGCTGCTCCAGCACCAGTCACGGGAGTTTGAGGCATGGCAGGGAGAGACGTACAAGAACGCCATCCAGACCGCTCACGAAGGTGCAGGGCTGAATTATGGCGATGACAATGCTCTCGATGCCGGCCTGATCGGCCTGCACGGAGCCATCGCCACCAGGCTGCAATCGCAGGGCGCGGACAACCTGATCGGCGACGAGATCAAGCGGGCGACCGGAGACTATTACGCCAGCGCCGTGATCGGGGCCATGGCCAACAAGGACTATGCGCGGGCGCGCCTGCTGCTGACCAGGCATGACGGGTATTTGTCACAGGAGCAGAAATCGAAACTGAACGGTGTTCTTGGGCCTATTGAGACGGAGCAGGCAGGGATTGCTGCCGCACAATCCGTCATCAAGCAGACAGGGGCGGGCTGGAGCATCAGGCAAGTGGATGACGCTCTTGTCTCCATTCTGGGCAACGACCAGAGGGCGCTGGAATATGCCCGCAAGGAAGTCAGGTATCAACGGGATATCGATGAAGCGTCCAAGCGGGAGGCGGAATCAGGATTGATGCGCCCGGTAGATGCGTTGCTTGGTGACGCACGTCTTGGCGGTCAGGCGATTAGCAGGGATCAGGCATCTTCCGTGCTGTCTCCCCTGAGACTCAGAAGCCCGGAAGCCTACGCCAAGGCCTCGGCGCTGATTGACGCCCACAACGACGAGATCAGGCGCGAGCGGCAGGCGGCAGATGATCGGGCCAGAGCGGCGCATGAGCGAGCCCTGCGTGATGGAGCAAAGGGTGATGAGGCCAGCACCTCGGCGTGGTACACGCTCAAGACAAACCCGTCGGCGCTGCGAGCGGCTGACCTGCTGACCCTGCGCACCAAGGGAATCCTGAGCGAAAGGCACTTCAATGACCTGGTCGGCGACAAAAAGTCCCTTATCGAGAAGCGCGCATCCGATGAAAGCATTCTGAGCGACAAGGCTGCCGTGGACATGGTCCTGGATGGCGCCAAGATCAAAACCGGCAAGGATGGCGATCAAGCAAGGCTGGCGCTGTTTTACGAGCGCTTCAATCAGCGCGTCCGCGAGGCTGGCAAGCCGCTTGATCAGGCCGGGAAGGTCGCCATTGCCCGCGAGTTGCTGGCAGAGGTCGTCAAGGAACGGTCGTACTGGTTCGACACCACGCGCAAATCATCGTCGCTCTGCGCCGCGCCGGAAAGCCAATCACTGAAACCAATATCGTCAACCTCTACCAGGCCGGACAGAAAAAGTGACCGATTACCTCAAGCTGGCATCCGATCTTCCTGCTGTCGATCAGCAGCCATCCGCAGCGCCTGTCCTGTATTCCGTTGCCGACATCAATCCTGAAGCCGAGGCAGGGCTGCGCGCCCTGTCGAAAAGCACAGGCATCCCGGTGGAGGCGCTGCGCGAGAAGCCAGTCGCTGACGAAGCGCGCCGTGCCGATGCCGCGAACCGGTACGACAGCATCCTGCGCGACAGCCCGAAAACCGCCGGCTTCCTGCAAAACCCGGTGGCGGCCGCCGTTTCGCATGATGACGTGGAGGGGCTGTCTTTTGTTGAGCGCATCATCTCTGGCATGAATGACCTGTCATTCCAGGTCAGGAAATCGCGCCGCAATAACAAGCCGATGACATACAACGACAAGCTGTTTGCTGGGGGCATCAAGCCGCTGGTGACGGATGCTGACTTCCGTGAGCGGGCCGAGAAGATGTTTTCCTCTGGCCTGTTCCCGACCCGGCAGGAGGCGGCCGACGCCGTACGCCGCCAGATTTCCGGCTTTGTAAGGCCGGGGGATGCAGCCATGTCTCCGGGCCGGGCCGAGTCCGCCAGCATGGACAACACGTCCGCATGGATTGGCGGCGTGCTGCCGTCGCAGTTGGGGCAGGCATGGCGCGGAATCGGCCGCAACGTGGCCGACCTGCTTGGTATGGAATCGGCGTCAGATCAACTCGGCCGCGAGAGCCAGCGCGCGCAGGCGCAGGCCGCCCTGGAGCGACCCGATTTCGGCGGAGAGACGGCAAACGCAGTCGCGTCCGGCGTCGAGAGCCTGATCCATCAGGTGCCAGCCATTGCCGCTGGCGTTGCAACCGGTGGCGCCGCCCCGGCACTCGGGTATCTTGGCGTCATGAGCTATGGCCAGAGCTACGACAAGTACCGCAGTCGCGGCGGAAGTACGGCCGAGTCAATGCTGGGTGCTGGCGGCGAGGCGGCGACGGAGGTGCTGACCGAGAAGATCCCAATGGGTGAGACGCTGCGCGCACTCGAAAGCGCAACCGGCGGGCGGTGGCGTCAGGCCGCAACAAGCCTGCTATCTTCACAGATGAAGGAAGTTCCCAGCGAGCAGGTGGCGACACTGGTGCAGGATGCCATCGATGCCGCTGTAGCCAACCCTGGCAAGACGTGGGGATACTACCTTGCGGAGCGGCCTGATGCAGCCTACCAGACGCTGGTTGCCACCCTGACCCAAGGGCTTGCCATGACCGGCGTTGCCGGGGCTGCCAGGGCCGCAGGGCGCGCCGGATATGTGCCGCCCGAGCAGCGGCAACTTGAGGCCGAGGCATCGACACAATTCATCGAGCAACTCAACAAGGGCGCTGCCGCCAGCAAAGTATTGGCCCGCGACCCGGAAACCTTTCAAGACTTCGTCAAGGCGGCCGCCGAAGACGGACCGGTCACGGATGTCTACATCGACGCGCAGGTGCTGAACCAATCGGGACTGGCCGACCAGGTCATGGCCGCGTCACCGGCTGTCGCCGAGCAGTACGATGAGGCTCTGGCCACCGGTGGGCAAGTACGCATCCCGGTGGACGAATACGCCGCCCGCATCGCCCCGCAGGAGTACGCCCAGCAGTTGCTTGATGACCTGCGCCTGCAGCCTGAGGACATGACCCGTCGCGAGGCGCAGGAGTACGCGCAAAGCGGGGCCATGCAGGAACTGGAACAGGCGATGGTCCGCATCATCGGCGACAAGGCGCAGTCCGATACATTCACCGCCAGCCGCGAGGCCGTGAAACGGCGCGTCCTCGACAACCTGAACGCCCTGGGCCGGTTCACGCCGCAGAAGAATGAACTGGACGCCACCCTGATCGCGGCGCGTTCGGCCACCCGGGCGGCGCAACTCGGCATCACGCCGGAGCAGTTCTTCGACCAGTATGTGCTGAATGTCGTGGCTGAAGGGGC